GTGCAGCGATTCCTGGTGATCATGCAACAGGTGGATTAATCATTAATTCATCAGGTGAATCTTCTCTTTATAGAAGTAGTAACGGTATTGTCTTTATTATGGGTGGCCCTCAGAGTGGTCAGAAAATAATTGAATTTAGACATACAAGTACTGGTATTGGAAATATTAGTAAGGATGGTACTACTGGAATTAATTTCAACACAACTAACTCAGATAGAACACTAAAGAAAAACTTTGAAGACTGGACTGATAGTTATTGGACAGGATTTAAAGATCTTAAACCTCAAAAATTCAACTTCCTTTTCCAAGAAGATTCCGATCCAAAAATTAAAGGTTATATCGCACAAGATTTAGCTTCAACTTTCCCTGAAGCTTATCCGAAAGATGTTGAAACAGATAAATATATGTTCAACCCTTCTGGTATGGTTCCTTATTTAATGAAGACATTGCAAGAAGCGATTGTTGAAATAGAAACACTAAAAACAAAAGTGGCTGCCTTAGAATCAAGCTAAGGTAGTCCAATTTATAAACAAACAATTAATTAAAATGGCAACTAAAACTTGGCAAGTCAACACCCTTCAGCGTGAACTAGCAGATGGGTATGTAAATAAAGTAATCTATCGTGTTAATGGCGAAGATGGTACCTACAAATTCAGAGCTACTGGTGAAGTAGATCTTCCAAAACCTGATACTCTAGTACCTTATGCTGACCTTACAGAAGAAGTAGTACTAGGTTGGGTTAAGGCAAAGCTAGATGCAGATAAAGCTGGTACTGTAGCTGCTATTGAAGCAGCTGTAGAGAACGGTGTAAACGAACAGAAGACCCCAACAACAGGTGTCGGTAAACCTTGGTAGTATAAAGGTACCTACAACTCCTAAACCTCTACCTACGATGGAAATCGAGTTTAAACCACCTTCAGCTCGAATTCCAGGTTATACCCCTATGGTGATCCCTCCAAGCGATCTGGAGGCTCCTGAAGGGGTAGAGAAAGAGACTACGGAAGAACCACCCCCTCCACCTAAAGTACAATTACCTGTATTAGATATACAGATGCCTTTACCAACTGCAGAAGTAGTAGCAACTGCTACCTATGCAGCTGTGGCAGCTGTAGCAACTACCACCCTAGCTACACCTCTCTTTGATCAAATAAAAAAGAAATTACAGAAATTCCTACAAGGTAAGATTGATAAATGGAAGCAACAGCGAAAGAAGAAAAAAAAGGATTCTTCGGAAAATTAAAAGATGCTGCAGAAGACCAAGAACACCAAATACAAATTTTAGGTACATTTGTTAGACTTGGTGTTGTTGTTTGGAGTGGCTTTATTATTACATTGAACTATGTAGAAATACCAATGATCAAGAAAAGCCCAGGTGGAGACATAACTTTCCCTGCCAGTATCTTTACTGGAGCACTTGCAACATTCGGCTTAACTACTGGTAACGGTAACGGAAAAAAGGACAAACCAAAGACATGAAAAAATGGCTAGTACTCTTATTACTGGCATCACCCACGGTAGCGAGAGCAGAATTAGTGACCCCAAACTTTACACAGGGGTCGATGAACAGTACGACGACAACGACCCAAGAGATAGTAGAGGAAATAACTACGACAACCTATGGGTCTGCATTAAACAAATGGACTGGGGAAAATATAACCCATACATCAGCCTCATCAGGAGGTATAGCCGATTCAGATTCAATATTCACTTTACATACAGCTGGAGATCCCTTCGAGTTAGAAGTGGTAACAAGAGCAGCCAGTCAGGTACTGTCAGTAACAGAAATAGAAAGAGAAATCGATACTACTTCTACTACGGTATCCTTATCAGTCTTCTCTCAATAGCACCCGCTAGAGCTGAAGAAAGAAATGTATCTAATCCAGTAGCTGCTGCAACGGGAAATGTAACCAACCAAGCGGTGCAATTCCAGAATAATGGAGCACCGTCAAGACAGCACTATGGACCTAATATTAGCTGTAATGGAGCTACAATGACATTCTCTCCATTTTATATGGGAAATCATACTACTCCATATGATATTGAAGGTGGAAGTATGCAGCAACAGAATTATACTGTAGCTGAGAACTGGGGTGCTCAACTTAACTTTATGGTACCTTTAGACCGTGAAGGTTTGAATAGGTGTCGTAGTATAGCAGCTAGACAAGAAGAAAAGATGAGATTAGACTATGAATTAGTTAGAGTCCTGAAGTGTGCAGAACTGCAACAGAAAGGCTTTATGCTACTTCCTAGTTCTGATCTTGGTCATATGTGTAGTGATGTTGTACCAATAGCTAAATGGGAAGAAGATGTAGAGAAAGCTGTTGAAAAGAAATTAAAAGAAGAATGTAAACCTATTAAAAAGAACTGGAAACTATGGCAGAAGCAGAAGTATCAGTGTCCGAAGACACCGAAGTTACAGAAGAAGAAGTAGTAGAAGAAGTAAAAGAAGAACCTAAAGTTGAGGCAAAGGTTTCAAAGAAATACTCAACAAAAGCCACACGTGGCACACTAGACAAAGTTTAACCCTACCCCCTAATACAATGATCCTAATTATCAAGCCCATCCTTTTCGCCTTCTTGAAGTCAGATGCAGTTAAGAAGCTAGTAGTAGACCTACTTGAAGCATACGTTGCTAGAACTGATAACAAACTAGATGATCAGGCATTGGAAATTGTTAAAAAGAAACTATTAACCTAATGGCAGCTAATAAAATAGTAGATGGTCTGAAAGACTACAAATATGGTGTACCTACTAAAGGTACTAAATTTGAAAAGCTTTACCTAAAGAAAAAAGGTTGGGTAAAGAAAGATCCAGTAAACAATCCAAATATGGCATAATGGCTGAAACATCAGAAACCTATGATGCATGGCTAGGACAACAAGGTTCTAGACGTAGAGGTGGTAAAGATACAAGAAAACCTTGGCAAAGAGGTGGGTTTAAAAATAAAGCTGCTTACGATGCAGCAGTAAAAAAAGATCCTTCAATTGAAGAACTCTTAGCAGATTATTAAACTATGGCAAAAGCCAAAGAAGAAAAGTTTGATGAGTTACATAACCTTGTCACTAATGAATTCCTTAAAAGAGTTCGTAGTGGCGAGGCTACTACTCAAGACTTAAAAGCAGCCTGTGATTGGCTTAAGACTAATGACATAACAGGTGTTGCTTATGAGGGCAGTCCAATGGACAAGCTAAACAGAATCCTCCCTAAAGTTGACCCTGAATTAGTACAACGGAGGTTATATGGCTCCAAGACGGGCTAAGAACCCAGGTAAGACTTCTAGATACTACCAATCTAAGAAAGGTAGGAAGTCTTACGCTAAACAAAAAAGAAAACAAAAGAAGATTAACAGTACTGCTGCTAAAAGGCAGTATCGTAAACTCCTCTCTCGTAGACGTAGGAAGCTAGGTATTATGGGTAAGGGAGGTAAGGATGTGTCTCATAAGAAGGGCAGACTTACACTTGAAATACCAAAGAAAAATCGTGCCAGAGGAGGGGCAAAACGTAAGTAATTATGGCTTGGAAAAAAACTAAAATAACAAATAACGCTGGTAAAATTATAACTGCCTGGAAGAATGAAAAAGGTCAAATTAGTTATACTAATCCTAAAGCTATAGGTGCTGCTAAGAAAGCTCTTCAAGTTAGTGGTGTTGCTAAAGGTTTATCAGGTATTAGAGATACTGCTTCATTTATACGTTCATCTCTAAAAATAGACCCTGGATCTAGACCTGGACAATTTCTAGGTGGACCATTACCTAAAAAGATTGAAGCTAAATCTAAACAATTATTAATAGATGAAGAAAAAGAAAAAAGTTTAAATCCTCAAAATTACAAACAATGGTCAGAAACTGAAGGAGGTAAAGCATTTATACAAAAAGAAGCAGCAATTCAAGAAGGATTAGATGAAGACGCAAGATACACTTTTAGACCAAATCTTGAAAAGGAGAAAGTAACACCAATTCCTGAAGAACCAACAAATAAGGGTATTAAAAGTGATGGAAGTAAAAGTCAAGCTTCAGATACTTCAGATACTTCAGGTACTTCAGGTACTTCAGGTAATAAGTCAAATAGATTTAGTCTAAATGCTGGGTTCTCAAAAAGACAAATTGAATCTCAGTTAAGACGTTATAAATTTAAGAAGACTAAAGCTAGTGATGCTTTAAAAATTAAACGTCTAGAAAATCTATTAGCTAAAAAAAGAAGTGGTGGTTAGCCATGGAAGAAGAACAAGACATCCAAAGTGATATAGTTAAACAAAAACAACTCCGTGATGCTCAAGAGAATCAGGAGTTCGATAGAGAAATGGATGCTTACCGTAGAGGTAGGAATCTAACTGATGAACAACGTAAAGAAAGATTACTTGATAATGCAAGATTAAAGGGTAATCTTTTAGAAGCTATAAATACTCCTACTACTCCATTAAGAGGATCTCAATTCTTAGATAATATCCAAGGAAAGATAGGAGAAGCTGGTTCTGCTATAATGGAAGCAGCTCAAGAAGATCCTGATACTTGGACTGATGATGCTATTAGAATTGGTCTAGGTGGTGTTAGAAATGTAGGTACCGTATTAGGTGCTCCTGGTATTAAACAAGGCTTACAGCTATTAGGAGCACCAGCTTACTACGTTGGTAGAGGTCTAGGCTATGGCTTAGAGAAAGCTGGTGTTGATCCTAGATATGGTCACATAGTAGGTGAAGTAGGTGAATGGTTTATACCTGGATATGGTATGTATAAAGCAGCTGGTAAAATAGTTAAAACAGGCAAAGCTTTAAATACTTTATCTAACATGACTCCATTAGAAAGAGGTTTAGCAGTAGGTACTGTAGGTGCAGCAAAACCTATTTACAAGAAAGGAGATTTATTAAAACATGCTTTTTTATCGGAAAGATTAACCAAACAAATAACAGGACTACCTCCTGAAAGGAAGTTAGTATCATTAAGAAAATCAAATAATTTTAAACAATTATCTGAAAATGAGAAGTCTAATGTTATAGATATGATTGGTAAATTAGATAATTATATAACTTCAAGACTTAACGCTCCAGGTTTTAATCCTAGTAAACCTAGTATAGGATATACAGGGCAAAAAGATATAATCACTAATGGAAAAGTCTTAAGTATACGTCCTAAAAAAGGTGAATATGTTTTATTCAATAAAACTGCTGATCAAGCTATTAAAAGTAAAAGAAATATATGGGATCAACCTAGTTCAGCAGAAAAAGGTAGAGTATCAAATGAATTTATCTGGAATAGTAAAAAAGAATATAATGCTGATGCTAAAAAAATATTAGACCATTTACTAAATAGTAAACATCCAGAAGATCAAGATTTATATTATAGAATAGTTGGTGGTTCAAAACCTTTCCAAGGAGAACATATACAATACCAAAAAGCAGGTGGTAATGATCCTGTGTGGATAGAACAACCTAATGGTACTTTCAGACATAGATCTAAATTAAATGCTGAAGGTAAGCCTCTAGCACCTGGAGATATAGAAAACTTACGTTTAGTAGGTATATATGATTTTAAATATCTAAAAGATGGTTTAGAAGGTTATATGGAAAAAGGTACAAAACCATTAAATAATGATTACTATTTAGAAATGGATAGAAGTAATAATATTATAATTATGCATAATAAAACTGGTCAATATCCAGATGGACAACCTTTTATAAGAGATACTCCTGTATCACCTAGTACAATGAATCCTTATGATGTACGTAAAAACTGGGCTAATGATAGAGATGTAACTGGTCTTATATCAATTCATAGATCATCAAGTAGAGATGAAGGTATCGAAGCATTTAATAAAATTATAAATAGGCACTCAATGGAAATTAAACCTAGATTATCTACTGATTATAGGGCTTCATTTGATAGTTGGTTCTTAGATACGGAAGGTGGTATGGCTGCACGTGAATTACCAGGTTGGGATAAAGTAACTAAACAATTAATAGAGATTGACAAAAATATTGATAGATTAAGAAGAAAACTAATAAAAACTAAAGAGCCAAAGTTTAAAGAAAAATTGTTAGAACAAATAAGATCTTATGAAAATGATGCTTTAATGCTAATGAAAAGGCATAGTGGTCTCCTAGGCACTACAGTAAGTACAGATGGTAGACAATATCCAAATATACCACTAAGTACTGATGATACGGCAGGACAATGAATAATACCTTATTAGCTTTACAAGACGACTTTAAGCTGTTCCTACAAGCTCTGTGGGATCAGCTAGGTCTACCCTCTCCTACAAGAGCACAATATTCCATCGCTGACTATCTTCAACATGGACCAAAAAGATTACAGATCCAAGCCTTTAGAGGTGTTGGTAAATCTTGGATTACTGGCGCTTTTGTGCTTTGGACACTCTTTAAAGATCCAGAGAAAAAAATAATGATTATATCCGCATCAAAAGAACGTGCGGATAACATGTCCATTTTCCTACAAAAACTAATCATTGAAACACCATGGCTATCTCATCTAAAACCGAAAGCAGAAGATTCACGTTGGAGTCGCATCAGCTTCGACGTAAATTGTTCACCACACCAAGCCCCAAGCGTAAAGTCGGTGGGCATAACTGGTCAGCTAACCGGAAGTCGCGCAGATTTGATGATTTTGGACGACATAGAGGTACCTGGAAACTCCATGACGGAGCTCATGCGTGAAAAGCTCCTTCAACTCTGTACAGAAGCAGAGTCCATCCTTACGCCAAAAAACGATAGCCGTATTATGTATCTCGGGACTCCTCAGACTACTTTTACTGTTTATCGTAAGTTGGCAGAGCGTTCGT